TAACCTTTAACTCTCTCTGTACGCAACTCTGATGTAAACTCCCCAACCCTTCTGTCATTTTTACCAGGACAATCAGGAATTACTATTTCTTCATCTTTTTTTTCTGGAATCGTAGTATCTGGTGTCTGTGTTTCTGGTAAAGGTGGGGTTTCATTATTAACAGGAACTTCTTCTGTAACGACAAGATTCTCAGGTGTATAGTCAAGAGGAACAAAACTAGGAAATGCAAAATCACACGTTGTATATACACCATTAGGATCTTCTAATAATAAATTACGATTACCTGTATTTTTTATATCACGATGTTGATAAGTACAACCAGGAACATCAATCTCAGGTGGTTTTGCAATATTTAAATAATGAGGATTATAAGGTTCTGGAACGTTTGGAATATATATCTCAGGAATACTTATATCAGGTATTTCAATCGTAGGCATTTCTTGGTAAATAAACTTCTACATGAGAGTAACACTTAGGACAAGAAAGATTAGTTACCATACTAAATTCAGCAGATGAGCAGGGATAATCTTCTTCATCCATACTATGATCTCCACCCCAGATCAATTCAGTTTTACAATGCCAACAGTTCATATTTGTGATTCACCCATTGTTGGTGGTATTGGCAAAGATGGACCAGTAAGATCAGGTAATCCTTTTTCTAATACTTTAGGCATCATGCCTTGAACATTTCCAAGAATTTCATTCATAACTTTTGTTTTGAATTGTTCTGAAGTTACATACTTGTAACCAAAGTACCCTCCACCAATAACAGAAGTTACCATTACAAATGAGACAATACTCAAAACATTAGCAATTTTTTGAAACATGATAAAATTTGCAGTTATCAAAGCTATGTCTGTAATGAGCATAGCAGTATTACTACTAATTATAGGTCTATCTCCTCTCTACGTCACGATGGGCTTAATGACAAGGCAAATGCAAGAATCTAATCGTTAGGATCTTCTGGATATTGTGTCATGTTGGGTGTATAAACTCCATCTTTTTCTGTCGATCCATAAAGAGTTACTAGGGCTGCGGTATCTGCACAGTTATCAATCTCTGTTTCTCTAGTCAGACAAGCAGTTCTAACGGCAGTTCTGTAAGTTTTAATTGCTGTAGGAATAGCTTTTGATGTTTCTGCTTTTCTTATAACGTACCAATCATATTGAGCTAATAAAGTACCAGCAGTTTCTTTTTCTTTTGCCTTTAATATTGATTTAACACCTAAAGTTGTGACTTCAACTCCATCAACAGTTTCTTTTTTATCGTTAAGTTCTTTTGCAGTTCCATTACCCCAATAAAAACGTGAATCATACGTTGGAGCGTCAGCAACTTCTGTAATACCAATAGCTGCTTTTTGGTCAGCCGTAGATAATCTTAACCAATTTGCAGGGTACTGTATATCAGCATGGGTAAATGCCACATCAATTGCTAAAGGTTTTCCGTCTAATAAAAATGCCATATCTTTATATTACCTTGCCCTTGCATTTTTGAAAGGAAATTCTGCAAATGCTAAATAAATGTAAGTGTCTCCGTTTGTATTAAATGCACTATTATTTGTTCTAATTTTAAAACCATTAGAAACAAAATCTACTGTAGTAAATGTTGCCTCTGCTGCACTACCACTTGGTTTTAAATTTAAATCTGCTACATTAGAAGTATTTCTTTTATTGTCATAAATGTACCAATGTCCTGTGTTGCTTGAACGCTTTAGAATTAAAAAAGCTGGTCTAAAACCTATATAAATAAACGTGCCATCAGCGTCGCCGTTGCCTGTATATGACCCAAATTTTGAATATGAGGAAACATCAGAAAATACATAAGCTACATAATTTGTTCCATTTTCATTTCTTCTAGCATTATTATTAGCTGGTCTAATATCAGTAGAAGTTAAAGAAAATTGAGCATCTGCAAAATCTCCATCAGTAGAATTTAAATACATTCTTATTTCTTCAAAAGCATGAAGTTCCCAACTTTGTGCAGCTTCTCTGTTTTTAACAATAACCATTTTTGGAGCTACACCTAATCCATGTCCTATTCTTGCACCACTTCCTCCTGACCCATTACCTGTGTAGGTAACAATAGAAAACCCTGCACTTGCATTTGCTTTTACAGTTGATTGAATATTTCCATCAAAATTACTTGACCCAAGAGTTGAGTTTGTATTGGCCTGACCTCCCATTCCACTATGAACAGAACAGTAATAGTACAAAGTAGGAGCGGAAGCAGCTACAACAATTTGTGTATATGCACCGCTAGATCCAGGTGTGCCAGCAGTAGTAACTCCTGTTGTATATTCAGATCCACCACCATGAGTACCATTTGATGTTGTAGAAAATCTTAATGGATGTCCAGAATTTGAACTGTCAGATTGATCGAAAATATAAGTGCCACCTTCTGCAAGGTCAAGAGTTACAGCAGACGTTCCAAAGCCATCAAACCTATACTTATTTCCAGAATCAGAAACAACTGTTACCGCATAAGTCTTACCATCTGTGTTGCCAGCGTTCCAGTTCCACGCAACATAAGTTTCACTACTTTTATTATGTGAATCATAATTATTGTTCATACTGAAACCATTTGAATTAAAAGCAGTTACAGCATTAACATCTGTGTATTCAGCATTACTTAGATTTGAAATTAATCCTTTAGAAACTCCTCTTATTGCATCATGTAGTTGGTGGTTATCTGTTTGACCTCTATTTTTTATCCACAACCAATCTGGTTGAAACTCTAATCCAGTAACAGAATGAGATCCTCCATTACCTGTATAAAGCAAAGTTTCAAAATGTTTAGTAGGGTCTAGTATTGTTGGGTTGGGTAAATTTGCTGAACTAAGTGCTTTATATCCTGTTGGTGGCGTATAATTAAATCCATGTTGTCCAAATTCAAAACTATAAGTTTCACTAGCAAAATGAGGTATAAAATATGGCATAACCATTTTTGTAGCTAATTTAGATGATGATATATTTATAGAACCTAAAGCAGTACCATTTTTATAAAATTGTGCTGTATTATTATCAAGATCAATAGCACAACCTAAAACATCATTTGCTGATAAAGCAGAACTATAATTAATCCGATTTGAACTTCCCCCTGTATCAAGATGATATTTACCATCATCACAAAAAATTAAAACTCCTGCTGACATTGCGGAGTTACTATCTTGTGGATTTGTAGAAATATTATTTGTACCAGCTAAATCATCAGCAGCCCAACCACAAAATATATTTGGATTAGTAGTTTTTAATTCATAGTACCATTTCCCAGAATTAACACCAAAACTTCCTTTTATACCATGCCAGCCACCTCCAGCTATAACTTGAAAGTTACTATTTCTTGTACCCATAGTACTATGTTTATCTGTTGGATTCATAATGCAAAAATTATTAGTAGGAGTATCTACAACAGAGTCGCTATTTTCAATACCACTTCCAGTATTAAAATTTACTGGCGTAAAATTATTACCATTGCCACTAAAGTCTGTTCCAAGAGCAGAAGAAGAACTATTATCTGAAAAATTTAAATAATATCCGTTAGAACCAAAACTTCCTATATATTTTTTAGGAACCCATTGACCTGTAGCTAAATTTGTCTCTCCAAAATATGATGGGTCATAGGCATATCCATCAAGAAAATAAACTTCAGCTATCAGACCATCAAACCATAATCTTTGATTAGTTCCTTCTGTTCCTATAGCGTGTAATAATCCGCCAGTATTAAACTTAGTATCTAAATTTTGTGTAGGGTAATTAGTAGCATCAAATTCTGGCTCTACTCCATTTATATACATTTTTACACGATCTGACGCTGTGCTTTGTGCTGTATCTACATAGACAACTAAATGATACCAGGCATTTGGATCTCTTAATTGTCCTGCTGTTCTTAGTCGAAATCTATAACCAGAAAGCCAATCTTCAAAATTTAATTGACCATTATCGTGAAATTGTAAACTTGTTACATTTGGCCCAGAAGTATAAGCAGACCAAAGATACCTTCTATCTATAACTCCTCTTTTAATCCAAGCAGCCCAAGTCCATTTTTTTCTATTGCCATCACTACTAGGAGTATTATTTAATCTTGTTTCACTAATACCATCTAATCTAAGACTACGATCTACTTCGTATGCTTTCTTCCCTGCTATGAAGAAAGGATTAGGACTTCCTAAACTGCTCATTAGCTAAAGTTTCCAATAAACTGTGCAGCTATGTTTGTATTGGTTCGGGCTATCCAAGCAATAACATCTACTTGGTTTGCACCTGTTGATAATGTAGGTGCTGTGCCATCACTAAAATCCCAATATGATCCAAAAGTTCCCAAACGACTACCCGTGCCGTCTTGTGAAATGAACAGAACACCGCTTTGACCAGCAGAAATATTTGAAGGATTAGCAAAAAGACAATCCCCTGTAAGTGTTGTAGAAAAATTATTAGCAGTTCTAAAATCTAATGTGATTGTAGAGGCGTATGAGACAGCAGATATTTCTCCGATAGTTCCTTTTGTAGTAACTCTTCCGTTACCAGAACCACCACCATTATCAAATACAAGCGTATTTAATGTACTTGTTTCGTGTGCAACATTAGTGACTTTTAGTGTACTCATGGTTTTGGATATTTGTCTTTAATAGCTTTAATAGTGGTTTTCCAAGCATCTATACCTTCATTATATATCTGGTCAAATTGATCTTCAAATTTTGGATATTCTGCTCTTCTTTTAGATTTGTAACTATCATTTTCTAAATCCCAAGCTGCTTGCATTGCAGCAAGTCCATCTGTACATTGTTTTTCTGTAGGTTTTGAACCACCATCATGCACTATAAGATTTGAATAAATTTTATTTAAACGATCACTCCAACCAAACCATTGTCCATCACGAACTGTAATAAGATAATCTTCTATGTGATCTGCTCTTCCATCTAATCTCATTATGTGTCTCCTAATCTTATAAAAACAACACCAGTATTTTTGTTTGTTGCATCTCCAAAATATGTAGTACTAGCTGATGCTTCGGTATTAAATTTTATTCGCATGGTAGATACATTTGTTACATCATAAATAACTGTACCTGAATGTGAAAAATGATCTCCGTCTGTATGTCCACTTCCATATCCAGAATGAGATCTAGTATAATTCGAACCTGAGTCTACAGAGAAAAACTGTCTTATACCCATATATGGTCTTGCACTACCATGACAACGACCACCAACAGTATGTTGCACCATATAAATACCTGTACTTGGAAAAGTAAAAATTCCGCTAGATTCTGTCATGCCAGTACCAATAGTTCCAAACGCAGAAGAAGCAGCAGAATGTTTTGCCCAATTTGAAGTTATATCTGTTGAACTAGATGCGTTGAAACTTGCAGTTATAACCCAACTATCAACCATTGTTATTCCAGCAGATATAGCAGCAAATGCTAAATTACCTGACCCATCAGTTTTCATAAACTGACCAGCCGATCCATCAGCATTTGGTAATTTAAATGCTACATCTGCCGATGTTGGTGCAGAAGTTGGAGAGTTGAGTGAAACAACATTACCGCCTGAGTGTTTGAGTGATATTTTGCTCATAATTAACTAGGTTTTGGGTTAGCGTCTTTAACCGCTTTGATGTGGGTAGCCCACGTTCCAGTTGTATCTAGTTTACCTGCCTTCATGTCGGCATACAACATATCAAGTTGATCTCCAAAAGAAGCATAAATAGTAGAACCATTAGTTGTTCTATCAGTTTTGTACTTAACAGCAGCAGCTTCAGTATCTAATGTGGTTCGTGCAGCATCTATCTTGCTTTGCTCTAAAGTAATTTTTGTGCCATCTTTATCAAACGCACCTTTAGAGTCATCAATAGTAACAACTGATGGGTAGCTTTTGCGAATAGCCTCGTGATCTAATCCCATTATGCCGACACCTCCATTAATGTAAGTGTAGATAATGGACTTGGGTAATTAACACCATCGGCATCTGTGTTATCTCTATTTATAAAACCAGTAGCTCCATCAACTTGAAATTGAATTTTATAAGTTGTTGCAGAAGTTGTAGATGGACTATCTAAAAATTCGCCAGAAATAACAGCATGAGGGTGAGAATCGCTATATTGTCCTCTAAATGCACTATGACAGAATCTTCTTGAGGAACCTTGACTTCCATTTCCTATGGCAGTACTTCCTCTAACGATTTGAAAACCTATTAAATTAGTACCATTATTGGTTGAAGCAGATATTTTGAATCTTATTAAAATTTTGTTTGATGTTGCTGTTGGAGTTATTGCTTGTGATAATGGTGTATCTACATAAGAACTACTTGTAGTTGAAACTTTACTATCAGATGTTGCTTGCACAACTTGAAGAATTTTACCACCAACACCACTTGCTAGATCATCAGCAGTAACACAGCCGTCAGGCAATCCCCCTGCTGATATACCTGTTATTGAACCTGATCCGTTAATTGCTATTGGCATAACTATAAGATAACAAGGATTGCACCAGAAGGCACAGTTATTGTAACTCCGTTATTAATTGTAGGACTAACAGTATGTGCGTGTTTATTGGCCGTAATACTGTAAGAAGTTGTTGCAGTTTGATCCGATTCAAAAAATACTTCATCTGTACCTCCTCCCGTAGCTCCAGCACCCCCTCCAATAGCACCCCAAGCACCATTGTTATAGCCTTCAAATTGATTAAGTGTTGAGTTATGTCTAAACATACCAACAGCAGGGCTACCATCTCTCTCGCCCGTTGTACCAGATGGTATGGTCAGACTAGATGTATAGTTATGCGTTACCTTTCCTGTGAAAGTACCTCCAGATTGAGGCATCAATCCTAAGTTAGTACTGGCTGCTGTTCCTACAGTTACATATCCATTATTTGCTGCATTTCTTAGTTTTAAAAGTCCATCAGATGTATCAACGTGCCATTGAAACGCAAAATTTGTTGTTAACGCACCAGAATTACTATTATTTGATGCAATAGCTTGTAAAACACTATTGATGTCTGCTCTTACGGCAGCACCCGTTCCATTATCTATAACATAGTCGTGTTGAGCCATTTA